TCACACCACCCTGTCATCCTGCATCACGCTGTTGATGAAGAACGTTACCCGCCCCATCACCTCAACCTCTTCCGCAGCCTCCCCCTCTATCGCTTCACCATCATCACAAATCAGCGCCCTGCCCATGACCCTGGCAAACTGAGTCCGTCCGCCGCTGAGGATTAGCAGAACCTGATTCTGTGCCAGTCTGGTGCACGGCTCGATAACCGCAAAGCCAGACGAGGTTTCGAGGATGCGGCTGTCCATGCCGATCCCGCAGATAATTTCCGGAGATAAACGCGGTGCTACGAAATCAGCCGCCGGTGAAGGAAATCCCATCAGTGCACCCTCCCCATGTTGCGCAGGATCCAGTAACGGTTATCACTACCGTCTGTCGTCTTGTCAGCGAAGCCTGGCTGATTGCGCTCTATCCATGCATTGGCGTCGGCTCGGGTGAAGTGCCAGTTAAAACCACGCAACTTTTCTATAAAGCTGTCTGTTCTCAGGTAGCGGTAGCCCTTTGGGTTAAGCTCTATGGCCGCAATAAAGGCGGCCTGAATATCTGAATTTCGGGGCATAATCTGCACTCCCTTTATTACTGTGTTTATATACAGTAGTTTTAAATGGAATGCAGATCAATTTGGGTTCGCCTATTAATTTTTAAGGCTGAATGACTGCTGGCTGCTCTGTCAGTTTCAGAGAAGCTTCAGAAGATCTTGTATTCCAAATGCTATCATCAGGCATGTCGAGGCGTACGTCGATCCAGCTGTTGGCCGGAACATCCATAGGAGCCCCTTTTGTTTTGACGATCTCCCCTTCATCGCTCAGCAAGTATTTCCGCTTAAAAAGCCGAATCGTCAGCCCACCGCTTTCTGTCTGCTCAGCTTCAACTACACCCAGTTCTCCCATTCCACCCGGGTCCATTGGCGGCAGCAGCTGCCAGCCTTCTGATGCCAGGCCTGCCGAACCTGTCAGCACATAAACACCAACATCGACCCGGGAAATTTTGATTCCTTCAGCTTCGGTGTTCGCAGTACCGCAGCCGCACCATGCAAAACCATCTTCGGATATATCCGTGCGCTGGTTCTCTTCCTGAGACTTAACAATGCGAGCAACTGGCGATGCCGCTTTTAGTGTGCCATCACTCGCCTTAGTTGTATTACCAGTGTCGTAACAGGTTCTCCATTGCCCATGTACACCACCTTCAAGTGAACGATGAATAATGCCATATGTTCCCCGGCCCGCTATCTGATAAGCATATGCATCATTTGCATGGTGTGAAATACTGACACCAAAAAGAACAACATTACCCCCCTGAAATGCACCATTTGAGTTTGAGTTGAATTGATTTTTTCCTGCAAGCGAATCCCATGATAAATTGAGCGATTTCCCACCAACACCGAAATCCCCCTCAGAAAGCATTTTTCCTGAAGAGCTGTAAGCATCCCGTGTCGCACTACTTCCCAAATCGAGGTTTGTGCGAGCGTCAGCGGCATTCGTTGCCCCGGTCCCTCCCTGCCCAATGCTGAGAGCTGTTTTCAGCCCTGAAAGGCTGGTAATGTCGCTATTTTCCCCTTTCTTCGCCAGCGATTTTTGACCCGGTACGGTAACGGCAGTGCCATTGATGGTGATGGTGACATCAGACGTCCCGTTCATTACATCAGCGAACCCACTCATGTAGCGCTGGTACATCGTGAAGGTTTCAGCGATATCCTGCGCCAGACCATCCACGCTCAGACTGTCACTCAGAAGAATGGCAAATCGGGTTCCAGCGGGAATAGTTGGGTTAGCTGCTGGCGTTACGGTGAGACTTGTTGCGCTGCCGATGGTGGTAATCTGAAATACCTGCACAGGGCTGGTCATTGCAAAAACGGTACAGCCGTTACGAATAAGAGAACCAGCAGCAGTGAAGTTTGTGCCGGTACCTGTAAGGGTGTTTCCGCTGATGGCGATAGTGCCAGTACTATAAATCATGTTTTCTCCAGGCAATAAAAAACCCCGCCGGAGCGAGGTTGATTAAAAAGACAGTTTATTCAGACGTACATATCGGGTAGAACGGGAAGGTTCAGTGGCGTTACCGTGTCATTACCAAAAATTGCATACCGCTCGCGCCCAAGATATTTCCCACCCTGAACTGAAGCACTGCCGTTCTGTATTTTTATTCCAAACATTCGATACACATACATGCCATTTACTTCATGGGCCATCAGCCCGAATCTGCCCAGCGGAACATAGCCGCTGCCGATGCTCACGGCATTTTTCGAAGGCGTCCAGAGTTGATTGAGGTAAACGAAAGGCCGCTTTGTAGTCGAAAACGTGCAAGCCCCGGCTGCATTGAGGATGTTTAGCCCCGTGCCCGGCTGCGGCGCCACACCACTGGCGAATATGACAATATCTATCGTGCCGGTTGTCGGAGCGTCATCGTTGGTGGATGGAGGGCTGAAGAACCTGACCGTGTTGCCATCGAAATCGACTGTGTTACCGCTATTGCAGCGCCCAAAGACGATATATTTGGACTTGTCGTATCCCGCTATTGTGGGAACTGCCCAGCCGCCTGTGGGGACATTGACGGTACCCTTCCAGATACACTGCCCTGACTGCGTGGCATTGGTAATCGCCAGGAAGTCAGTGCTGTCATCAATAAGCAGGCCTTCTCCTTTACGCTGGCCTGAAGGAAATATCTGCCAGATGCTTCCGGGGAACGTGTACGTACTTTCACGCTCACTGATGCTCACGTCCTTCATCGTGGAGTTCTGTGTCACGCGGCCACCGGATATGGTGACCGAGTTCATTTTATGAAGTAGCCCGGAATCAAGGTAAGCTGTCGCGTGCGGGATAAACAGCACCTGCGCCCCGGAAACATAACCGGCAATATCAGCGTACTTGGCTTTCTGGTAGCCACTGTCAAAGTAGGCTCCAAAAGACGGGCACCGAAGACCCGCCGTTATCTCCATCCGCTTTCCGCCGTCATTCAGATCAATTAGTAGTCCTCTTGGCATGTTATGTCCATTCTCCAAGTACGATACGGCCGCCTCCGGTCAGGTTGATAGTTACACCATTACTGTCTATCACCGTCGCCTTGTTCGGCCCACTGAATCCAAAGTTACCCGTTGTGGCGTAAATCGAGCCACGAACAGTCACGTTGTTAAACACGGCATACCCGGACTTGTTGATATGCCATCCGACATTCCCTGTCCCATCCCAGGTTGATGACTGGATGTAATTACCGATTTTGGTGTTACCGATCGTCCCCTCTCCGATAACAGCATCGCGGATTATCAACTGACCATTTTGCGTGGTGAAGACGATGGTAGGGGTTCCTCCTGCCTGCATCATCACTGCAAAACGATCTGCGAGGAATAATACCTGCGACTGCATGCCAGATGGAGTATTCTCAACACCTATCCCCATACCAGCAGCATACTGTTTTCCGTTCGCATCCACGGCAACCTTGATGCTGTACATCGCCTTCAGGTCGCCGTTGACGTTAGCAATGGCCTGCGCGTTGGTGGTGATCGCTGAAGTGTGCCCGTTGATGGTCGCCGTAATGCCGTTTATCTGCGTGGCCGTGGCCTGCTGATAATTGGAAAACGTCTGGTTCAGGCTGTTGATGGATGCTTTATTGCCGTTCACGTCAGCCTGCAAGCTCAGCAGCGAACGTGCTGTTGCCTCCCTGTCGCTTGCCATGACGTTATCAATACGATCGATGCCGGCCATGCTGTCACCGTACTGCGCGCTCAGTCTCACCTGCTGATCAACCTGCGCCAGCGTACTCGTTATTAGCGCGATAGCGTTATTCTGGATGCCGCCGCTGGCAGTATCGGTTCTTGCTCCCAGCTCCTCCAGGCGGGATGCCATTGATGAAGTCGTGTCGGTGACAACCTGTCGCAACGTGGTAATATCAGCAGTGTTTTGTGAGCTGGCTTGTTCAGCTGCATCTGCCTTACCTGATGCAGCGTCAGCTTTACTCGAAGCCGAATCAGCTTTATCAGAAATGACCTGAGTACTCGCAGTAAGCTGGTCGACAGCTGTCGCCCTCGCCTGCGTTTCATCTGACAGAGCCTGCCTTACCTCGGTAATTCCCGCCTCGTTCTGCTCAGTTTTTGCCTCAAGACGAGTAACATCCGTGACGCGAGCCTCCGTCTCAGTGGCGATCACCTCCCGGAGCTGTTCGAAGGTCGCAGAGTTAGCGCCCTGCTGGGCTGTCTGCCGCACGACAACATCAGCAATAGCAAGCGCGTTGCCGATGATTGCTTCTGCTGTCTGCTTATTCGATCCAACCGCCGCTGCAAGACCATTTGCATTCTCTTTGATTGCATCAGCCAGTTCTGCGAACTTTTCACTGCTCTCCACCGCGCTCTCGATCAGGTCTTTGAACGTATCAGTCTCTTTAATCTCCTCCAGGATTGCATCGGTGATATCGGATACATCAATGCTGGCCTGCCCGCGCACAAAGTCTGTGTACCCTGATTCGTTTCCGCTGCGGTCCACCAGCTGCGCGCGGTACCAGAAAATTTGCCCTGCCTTAAGGCCCATCTGCTGATACTTGCGCTGCGGATAGGGTACGTCTGCCAGCAGCATCGCATCGTCTTCCGTCCCGGTCAGGCTGTACTGAATTTCCGTCTTCAGCGTGTCGTCGGTGTTCGCCGGGAATCCCCAGTTCAGCTCGATACCGAATACCACATTATCGGAAGCGATGAAGCCGACCGGTTTCGGCGGATTGCCCACTTTACCCGTAAGATTTACTTCTGATGATGTCGCCCATACTGATGAAACGTCGCTGGCGTTCACCGCCCTGACACGGACCAGGTAGCGACCCGAGTAGATACCCTGCACTTCAAAGCCGAGAGAAGACGTTCGGGGCACACTAATCCAGTTGCCGCTGTCACGCCGCCATTCCGCCTCGTACGCAACTGCACCCTGAACAGAATCCCAGGCAACGCGCATAGTGGTAATCGCAATGTTCTGGTTAACCGTAGAGTAACTGTCTACGACAATATTTCCTGGGGGAGCCTGAACCCCCGGTGGAATGACACTGACTGGCCGCTCGTCCAGTCTTGCGCCGGTATCAACAGCGGAATAGATATCAGGGTTGTAAGTCGTCCCGGTGACCTCGAAAGTACCGTCGTTGTTGTCCCGCGTTCCCGTAACACGGAAAAGCGCTATAAACAGATCGTCAGAGTCCACACCCCAGTTACATTCAGCCTCCGGCGTTTCGCTGTAGGGTGTGGTGACAGTGACTGTGTTTCCGTTAACGGCCTGGACGGTTCTGGCCTGAGCTGTGCCTGACGGAAGATTCAAAAACAGCCGGTTCCCGGCCTTCACATCAGCGGCGCGATCGAGGGTTATGTTGCGGCCGTTAACCGCACTTACCCTGCCACCGATAGTTCTTCCGGCCAGCTCGTTAGCTGCCACGCCGATCACCTCACCAACGGGGGGAACGTCCATGCCCGTGCTGAAGGTCACCACCTCGCCGATACCGTTAGTGAGCAGCGCCCAGCGCCCCCGCCGGTTTGCCTCTGACTGCCTGGTGCAGCCGATCGCAGTCATTTCGAGCTGACGATAATCGAAGCGCATGGCCAGATCGTTATCGTAAACAGGCTCAGGCGTGTCTTTATAGTGATTGGCTGGGTCTGACCAGTTCACCAGCGCGGCAGTGTTTCGGGTGGTTTCACTCGGATCCGCAAAGGTAAATTTTCCTTCAACAACGCTGGCGTGGTTATAGATGTGCCACACATCCCGTGGCATATCAGCCAGGACATACATCTTATTGTCGCCCCAGTACGTCATGCCGCGAAATATACCCGCCAGATCACGAAGTACAGTCCAGGCGTCATTACGGTCCTGAATATAAACGTTGCAACGAAAACGAGGCTCCGTCCCACTTCCGCCCTTGCCATCTGGTACCTGCTGATCGCAATACTGGGCGATACGATAAAGCTCCCATTTGTCTATCTGAGTCGCATCAATTCTTTGACCCAGCCCGAAGCGCTCGTTCAGAATGATGTCGTAATAAATCCAGGCAGGATTATCCGTCCATGCCCATTTAAATACGCCCTCCCATGTACCAGAATAAGTGCGGGTTTCGGGATCATAAGTATCAGGTACACGGATGATTCGCCCTTTCGGATTACACACAACCTGAGGAATGCCATTAGGGAACTGCTTTGCGTCAAACTCCACATACAGCAGCGCTGTGTTAACGTAGCGAAGTTTGGCGTCAATAATTTCAGTAACGGCCACAACGCGCATGGTGTCGACGATATTCACGCTCGTGGAATCCGGCGTGATTCTGCGAACCCGCAACCGCCATCCAGTCGAGGCTTTCGGAAGATTGACGCGGTGACTGCGCTCATAAAGCGACGTGGTTTTGTCATCAACAGCACCGTTAACCACCGTTTCATACGGCCCGCCATCGGCCGACAGATCGATAGCATACTCGACGCGGGTGCCGACTTTATCACCGTTGTTTTTCTGGAGTAAAAGAGTTGGCCATCCCAGGCGAATTCGCAGCGCAGAGAGCTGCGTGTTGGATACCGCGCGCACGTACGGCACAGCCTGTTTCAGCTCGTATGAAACCTGAAGTTCGTTTTCAATGCCGGGGAAGCCCTGAATGTAGTCCTGGTCCTGAGTACCGGAACGGAACTCATATTTCACATTATTGAAGTTATAACTTCCGTCGGCGTTCTGAAGAGGCGTGTAGGAAGATGAGTCACCAAGAAAAATGTTTTTACCATCAAGCCCGCCAGCGAACTCACCCTCTCCAAGCGCAATCAGCACCTTTGCCCTTGCAATGGACTGAATGCTGTCCGGTGCTTCAACGGGTGTTCGGGTCTGATTGCTGCCACCTTTACCGCGGCCTTTGATGATTGTCGTCGTCATATCGCGTCCATAAAAAAGCCACCGTCAGGTGGCTTGCAGTACGTGGTTTGGTTTATTGCTGATCTTCTGCATAAACCCCGGCGGATATAATGGCACCGCCAATTTCCCGTTGCCCATAAAGCAGGGGGACAGGATTGCCAGATGCCGTCGTGTTAACGGGACCACCAAACGCATAGGAGGGTTTGTTATCAGGTTCCTGACGCATTCGCAGACCTGAAACCTGAGGAGAGAGCATTTGCACTACACCGCCAACGGCCATAGAGCCAGCTGCGGCATATAGTGCCATTTGTGTGCTTGCTGCCCATCCTATTGGGTTCCACCAGGTAAAGGCCGCAATTGCGGCGGCAGTAACAATTTGAAAGAGCCCCGCCCTTTTACTACCGCGTATGACAGGGATAATGCGGAGCTCATCACCAGGCCCAAGAAGATCAAACTCTTCCTTGCCTATGTTTATTTGGTTTCGGAAGATGACAAAGTCCAGCCCTTTCGCTCTGGTCTCGCGCAGGTAGGAATCAAATCCATCAATGGTGTTAGAAAGCGCCCTGAAAACTTCGCTGGCGGACGTTAGTGCACGGCGATGTGTCCTGCCAAATCGCTGAGCCATTGAGCCGCTGAGTTTGATAACGGTTTTTCTTTCCATTACATCAAATCCTTATAACGCAGAATTTTGATGGTACGGTCACGGTAATAGCCACCGTAGGGAATACGCTGGCTTAGCTGGCCATACATGTGATGCAGTAGCATGTTGCCATCAAGCAAAATCCCGGCATGGTTCGGGACGGTGGACTGAACCTGCATGATAACCATGTCACCTGGCTGAGCGGGACCGTCGTACTCACGGAAACCGCATTCCTGCCAGTTATCCATATAGAGGTTTTCACCCTGCTCCCACCAGTGGCGATCTACGCTGTAGTTGGGCAGTTCAATGCCGTGCTCGATGCGGAAATAGTCCATGATGAGAGACCAGCAGTCTGCATACCCGAGTACAAACTGGCGCCCTGTGAGGGGACGGTCTCCGCGAGGCATGACGGTGCGAATGTCGCCCTCCGGCCACGATGCAATAATCCAGGGCAGTTCCGTGGCATCACACATCAGCATGTCGAGCTCGCTCGGCTGGGTTGTTGCCCCGTCGCCGGGGTGACTGTGGACGATCGCCACCACAGTGCCCTGCTCTTCGGCGGCCGCATAATCCTCAGGATTGAGTTCAAATTGCTCAGTTGGCGACTCAGCATTATTTTTGCAGGGGATGTACTTCTCCACCCGCCCCTTCTGGATAACCACGCCACAGCACTCTTCGGGGAAGGATGCGGCGGCATGCGCCAGAATGGCGCTAACTGTTTTGTCGCGCATGATTATCCTCTCAGAAGTGAAGCGCCGGGGAACCCGCCATAATCCAGCTGTTCATTCTCTCCGAAGCGAGGTTTACAGCCCGTTGACAGCAATCCGGAGCAAACATCCTGTGAAGGATCGTCCACCCGATTGCCGTCTTTATCGAACCAGCCGTTTTGCCCGGCGTAGGTGCAGCCGTTCCCGGTTTTGTACCAGCCCCGCATGCACCACGTGCACATTGGCTGAATTTGCCGGGTCGGAATGAGTTGCCCTCGCAAATCGGCTGGACTTGAAAGCTCAAACTCTACGGTTTCATCGTCTGACCCTGATTTACGGTCGATGTAATAAACCTGTTTGCGCTCCTCGTTGGGATTCGCAGTCGGGTTCCCGCCAGGAAAATTTCTTGCGTCCAGGTAGTGAGCGAAGGTGTCATGGATGATCACCTTTGCTTTAGCCATCCCCTGAAACCTTCGGCACAGCGCGCCAATCGTACCGCTGATGTTTGCAACAGTGAGTGACGGCCGTGAACTCTGGCCGTCACTGCTTACAGATATGCCGGTCAGTTCATACGGCCACGCGCCATACTCCTGCCCCTGCCACCACACCGACTTCGGCTCAAGTTTTGACTCGTCGCCGCCTGCGGCGATGATTTCCGCCTCGGTATGCGGGATTGTCTCGTTGTGAAAGCGAAGAATACCCGCACCGAACGCTGAGCCGTCCACCTCGATCAGGCGGACGCGCTTACCCGGTTCCAGTTTCTGGACATCAGATGAAATACTCATGGATGGTATGCCTGTATGAATGTGCTGCTGAGGGTGTATTTTTTGTTGCCGTGGGTAGATATCTGGAAGGATTCCGCGCGCCATAAACCTGAAGGCTCAAGCGGTGGCTTCCAGATAAATGACTTCCACCCTGCATGTCTGTTCAGAAAGTTTTTAATGGCCTGAATGTAAGCCTCGTCGCCGGTAAAGCTCACGCTCCACTGAGGTGTTACCGGGTTGATGCCGTCCCCGGCCACCTGTGTATAGCCATCGCCAAACTGCGCCTTTCGGGTACGAAAACTTGTATCAACCTGAGAGGTAACCTTTGGGCACCAGCTGAAGGTTTCGACTGCCATGGTTAAACCCCCTTGATTAATCGCCACAGAGGCGAGCCCGGCATGCTGGCCTGTTCGTTAATGACACCAGTGATGGCATCCTTAAGCTGCCTGCCTGCTGCTCCGGCAGTACCCTGACTGGACGCCTGTGGAGATCCGCCCTGAATATTGATATCGCCGAAGTTAACTGAAGGCACACCGCCAGAGACCTGTGGCATCCCCACTGCGCGAACAGCAAGATCACCATTAGGTGCCCGCGTGAGTGGCATAATGGCTTCAGGACCTGCCTCGCCGAAAATCCCCGCACCTTTGGCAAAAGCAAACAGCTGAGGCGTCTGAAAAACGCCATTGCTGTAAGCGCTCAGGGACGGAGAGTCGTAAACATTACCCTTCGCATTAAAGGTAAAGTTCGCGCCGGCATTCTGAATAGCGGTACCGCTGCTGGCGGTTGCGGCTGACGAGGCGCCAAAACTGAACAGTGATCCAATTGAGCTGACGCCATTAGCAACAGCCATGTTCACCAGAACGTTCTGGATGATCTTCAGTACGCTCACGCCCCAGTCCTTCCAGCTGTCAACGTTGCCATTGAGCATGTCGGTGATCGTGGTGACCGCGCCACCCATGGCCTGCTTCATGCCGTCAGCGGCCATGGAAGAATAATCAGTAGCCTCGTCCACCCAGTTCGCATAACCCTCAGACAGTCCCGTCATCCAGTCGTCACGCTGCGCATCAGAAGCTGCGTAATATCCCTCCTGGTCGCGCAGGCGCTCTTCGAGGTAGCGCTTATTAAGTGCCAGCCCCTGCTGATAGAACGTCTCGTCGATTTCACCAGCCTGACGCTGGCGGAGAAGATCGGTATTCTTCTGCTCAAACTCCTTACGCAGATTGAACTGCTCCTGAAGTCTTTCACGGAACCTGGTTCCCTGCCCGTATCCCAGCAGTTGCGCTTCATTGGCTGCTCGGGCGCTGGCGTTACTGTCGGCAAGGTTGGCTTCGTAATTTCGCAGTTGCTCACGCAATTTAACCTGGTCAATCAGCGCAGCATTCTGCAATACCGTCTTTTTCTGGGCTTCTGTCAGAGAAGCAAGTTCGCCCTGGCTGACCTGGTATTTAACCTTCGCCAGTTCAGTATTCTGGCCTTGCAGGGCAATCTGCTCTTTTTGCTGCTTGATAAGGCGCTTATACACATCCTCGGTTTTCTCGCCTTCGGTTTTACCGCCCTTCGCCTTAGGTTTGTTGGCCTCATTATTCCGCCATTCAGCAAGACCGTTATTAATAAACTCCTGACGGCCTGTCTGGAATTGCGGATCACTGGTTAACCCCAGGTCATCGGCTGCATAACTCAGTCGCAGGCGCTCTTTTGCTTCACCCTTCCGGCGTGACAACTCCAGATCCCGGCGGCTCTTTTCGAGGGCATCGGTTTGCTTTTTGTCGAGATCGGCCTGCGGAAGTCTGAGCGGGACGTTAGCCAGCCCCTGACGCGCCATAAGGAGTTGGTTACCCAGTCCGAGTAATCGATTAAGTTCATCGTGCTGCCCATTCATCAACAGAAGTGATTGATAAGCCCGGTTCTGATTCGCTGCCTCCTCCCGAATTAGCGTCACACGCCGATGCTCAAGACCTTCAAGAACCTGTTGGATAGAGGCAGATTTCTCCTGCATCTGGGCAAGCCTTTCCTGCTCAACAGATAACTGTTCAGTGGCTGTAGCCAGTCCACGGGTCACGGTATCCAAAGATGTCAGGTGGTTAATCATGAAACCACCGCTGGTCGTTGGACCGGGATTACTGATCACTGACTGATAACCAGCTATCTGCTCTTTCAGATTTTCTATCTTGCTCTTTTGTTCATCTATCAGCCTGTTCTGCTCATTCAATGCTGCGCGCGTTTTCTCAGCATTGTCTGAAGCTTCAGGTAAAGACATTGCCTTCGACTTTTTACTGACTTCATCAATCGTGGTGGCGTATTCCTGCGCCGAACGCCGAGCCTGCTCCTGATTCTGATACATCGCATACCAGGCTCCTGCTCCCAGCATCACCAGACCCGGCACGCCGCCAATCAGGCCAAGCGCACCACTCATCAGGCGAGTGCCGACAGATGTTACGCTATTGAGATTGCTTTGAGTCGAAACACGATTTGAGATGTTACGGTTTAAAGCAGCCTGAGCGGCAGCCAGACGCCTTTCAGCGACAGCCTGAGCGTCGGCATTTTTAGCTGCTACCAGCCCTGCCTGCGCGCGTTCAAGTGCTGTTCTGGCTCGCACCTTTTCCGTAGCTGTACCACTGGCAAGAGCGGTAGTCAGTCTGGTATGGGCCGCAGTGACTTTTGCTTCAGCCGCCGCGACCTTTTCTTGCTGAGCCGCCTGAACATCTGCACTTCTTGAACTCTGTACTGCTTGCTGAGCCCGATAAACTTCAGCCCTGGAAGCCGCAACAGCAGACTGCGCCGCTTTATCCTGCGCGACTGCAAGGGCAACCTCTGATTTCGCAGCTGAAATTAGCGCACCTGTTGCACTCGTGGCACTGGTTACAACTCCGCTTAGGTAGCGTGCCAGTCCCACGCCAACAAGCGCCCCAGCGACTGTTGTAATTGTTGACATATTGTCAGCAACGTCACTAAGCGCGCCGCTCACTGCTGATGAAGTAAAAGAATCAAGCGTCTGGGCAACATTATCCAATCCGCCAGACAACGCATCAGTAGCACCGGTTGCCTGGTTTACACCGCCCACCCAGGCCATGAATGAGTTAGTTACTTTTTGAAGGGATCCAGAAACCGTTTGTGGCATGCTGGCAAATTCGCCCTGCAATGCTCCTAACTGGCTCATTAAAGCTGGGACAACCTTATCGATCGTAAGCTGTCCCTGGTCAGCCATGCTCTTGAGGTCTTTACGGGCTACACCCATTCCCGCAGCCAGAGCGCGGATTACCCGATCACCGGCTTCGTTAACGGCATTAAATTCTTCACCACGAAGAACGCCTTGTGCGAGCGCCTGGCTGAATTGAGTGATAACAGAACTCGCTTCCTGGGTGTTAGCCCCAGAAAGTTTGAGGCCGGTAGAGACAGCTTCTGTAATTTTCAGAACTTCGTCAGAGCTATAACCGTACTCGCGCATTGAGGCTGCTGCGCGGGAAAAAAGGTTTGCGTTATCTGAAAATGCCGTGCCGGTTCTTTGGCTGATTTCCATTAACTGACGCTGTGAAGCGGCAAAATCATCAGCAGAAGATGATGCCTGTTTAAGGCGAGCGTTTACGGAGTTCCACTCATCAGCAATCTGCACAATTTTACCCGTTGCAAAAGCTGCCGTAGCTGCGGCGGCAGCCCTTCCAGCAGATGCAAATCCGGCAGTCAAATCAGAGAGCGCCCTTTCGCTCTCTCTGGCAGCAGCAGCGGCCTGCCGACCACCATTCTGCATAGTGCGGTAATAATCCTGCCCCATTCGTGAGGCGCGGGAAATTTCCGTCTGGAATGATTGCGAGTTAGCGGAAATTTTAATAATCAATTCACGTAATGTTGCCATCACATTTCTCCAGGCGAAAAAAAACCCGCCGAGGCGGGTTATTATAATGAGATAATTAATTTCATTTGCATTCTTTGATTATTTCCAAAACTTCCTTTTCAGAAATTGGTACGAAGTCAGTTTCAGAACGTTGATAAGAGATTAAAGATTGACTATTGTTTTTTTTAACCTCTACCCTATGAAAATACTTCATGCGGGAGAACTGAATCGCACCAATATAAATCTCCAAACCTTCCCCATCAACTAAGTTATTGGTAACAACTTTTTCTGGTATTAAAAAATCTAGTTTATCTAGTATACAACCACTTACGTCATCTGCACTTCTGCTTGATGAGAAAGAAAGTTTTTTATTATTCTTTATATCGTTCCTTGTATCACCAGCACAACCCGCAATCAGAAATATTATGAGTATTAAAATTTTCACCATAATCCCTCCAGTTAAAGAGGGATAATATTATGTATGTAGCAAAATGTCACTGAGTTGCAGCAGTTAGCGCCGCCTCAAGCCCTGCAAACGGGTCCTTCGGTGCTGATTGCTCATCACCACCCCAGCGCAGGATCGCATCGTCCAGCGGTACTTTTGCCCCCTGCGAGCCGTAGATGGCAGAGACGAGCTGGGCTGCCTGAATGTCACCACGGATATCGCCAACCGGACTTTGCCTGTCGTACTCAATCCACATCAGAAGCTCGCTTGCCGTCATATTCTGCCGAAGCTCTGAGAGCGTGCGCCCCATCCGGAGCGCAAGCGACATCAGAAACTTTACGCCGGGGGTTGAGACTTTTCCCGCGCTTCGTCCGCATTGTTGATCAGGTCAAGCGCCTGTTTGAGCAGGCGTGAATGGACGGGGCCGTAGATTTCACGCACCTGCTCTTCTTCATCTACGCTGAATACCGGTTGCTTATCGGTGTCACACAGAACGTCAATGAAGAGCACAACGTCAGCGCAAAGATTACGGTGTGCCTTTTCTGATACTGACACATTTTCATCATCAGCACCCGCTTTCACCACTTCCTGCCAGCGCAGCCAGGCTTCACCTGACGGCTCACGGAGAACCACTTTGACGCCTTCCCACTCAGGAACGGCGACCGACTTATGACGAAATCCCGACATCTTAGCCAGGGCGAGATTTTTAATATTCTTCATGAGACCTCTCAGGAGCCAGACTCGATGTTTTCAGGCTTACCTTTCAGGCGCAGGGAGAACGTTGCCGCCACTACGCCGTTGGTACCGGAAGACCAGGTGTGCTGGCGGATTTCAGCCAGGAACTTAAAGCCTTTGCCGGACGGGAAAATGACCTGGAAAGCGTAGGTCGTATCGTTGTCATACGCATCACGCAAGGCGTCCTGCGCCGGATTCTTGTAGAAGTTGCCGGACAGAGAGATTTCTGACGGAGAAGGCAGGCCGTTGATGTTCTCCTGCTCGGTAGAGCAAAGTGTTGTTACGTCGATATCCTGCTTCTGACCACCGGTGAACTGAATTTCTTTGATGGTGCAACTCAGATCGAGGAAGGTTGCGGTATCCATCGTTTCTTTGGTGGCTGGCAGGGAGGAAATAAGGATCTTCGTCAGCTGCGATTTTTCATAAAGTGCAGACATAGCTGTCTCCTGGAAAAAGAAAACCCGCCATCAGGCGGGTTCGTTGGGTGAATTAATCGTCAGGTGGTAACTTTAAAATCCAGGGTGGCACGGTAGAGCCGATAATCTGGCTCGTACCCGGGGATTTTTACCACCTCTGTAGGGTTTAACTGCTTAAGCGAAGCGAGCGCCAAATCTCTCAGGGAACGTGATTCAGTGATCGTTGTGGCATACACATCGACCTGAACGGAAACCCTGCTCTCTGCCTGGCCACACAGTACGTCAGCGGAAACATCATCGACGATGGAAAAGATAATCCAGGGTGGAGAGACAGACGGTTTCCCGTCACTACCTAATGGCGCAACATAGGGGTATACCCGTCCTTCTGCCAGGGAAGAAAGCAAGGCGTAGATATTATCTTCATTCACTTGCTCAATACCTCATCAATAGCCTGATTCATCCTGGCAATGGCGACGCTGGCGGCCTCTTCCTCGCGAGTATCGTAAGCGGGTCGCACAAACGGATGTGCAGGCATGTTCGCGGTGCCCAGCTCAACGAATCGCCAGTAAAAGGCGTTTCTCGGGTTATTCGCCTTCATCGTGTTATCGCTGTTGCCGGTGCGCGGGTTAACGCCACGAATATGGACGCCGGAAGAAATCTCCCCGCGGCGGCGGCTTTTTTGGGTCACCACCACCACGTTTTTTTTCAGTTTTCCGGTGCGTACCGGTGCACGTGCGATCACTTCTTCCTTAAGCACTTCCGCGCCGGCGCGCGTGGCATCACGAAGAACCTTATTGTTTTCAGCGCGGCTAAGTGCCTCCAGATCCTTTGCGATATCATTTAACCCAGAAAAATCGAGGCTCGTGTCTATCATTTTTCGATCCCCTGCTTACAAAGAATTTCGAGCTGAATGCCGCGAGAATCAGGTATCGGCGGACCAATGATATTTAAAATGGCCCCCTTGAGCGGGCCAGTCATAACCCTGAGTCTGGACGCAGCAGTTATATCGCTACGAAATCGTGTCCATACCCTGATGGTTGCGACTGCGGTTTCTGCACCAGCGGCTACCAACTCACGCCCGCTGATACCTTTAACTTCTGCCCATGTAGTCGCGCCGTCATGCCACGTTTCAACAGGCTGACCAGAAGGGTCTCTGGATGTTGTGATGTTCTGAATTACCACCCTGTCTCTCAGTCTTCCGGCCTGCATAAACCCTCCTACACCCCGTAAATTCGGTATGGCTGAAGCAGGGCTTCAACTGCAAGCGGGACCTCTGCAACGGTTTGCCCGATGGCCACGGATTCCCGGTTTGCATACCAGTGACCGATAAGCAGTAGCATGGCTGCCTTCACATCATCATTGAGCAGGATCGGGTCCGGGTCGTCAGCGTAGCCAGGGCTGCTTTCCTTTTCATAGAGCGTTCGGCGTGTCCAAGTCTGGACGTACCGGGCCGCTGCACCTGCGTAAATCTCCAGCAGAGCATCATCACCCATAAAGTCGGTATCAATGCGGCAATGCTGTTTCACCACATTCTTATCAAGCATTTGTTTGCCCCGAAAAAAGCGGCCCGAGGGCCGCAATAGTTATCAGCTACCCGCGCCGATGCTGAATGAACCGTACACGAACGCTTCAGGGCGTTTCACAGCCAGCGCCAGACGTTCTTCGCAACGGATGGTGATCATGTTTTTCTCGAAGTCGTCGGCGTTCTCCGTGGAGATAACCACATTCGCATCTTCGCGGTCGAAGATTTGCGCGCCAGCGTTAAATGCACCGGTCAGGAATTTACCCTGGAAGGCTGCCGCTTCCGTTGCAACAACCGGCAGGCCCCACAGAGTCGGACCAGTCAGCGCCGCAGGGTTCGCCAGAATGTAACGACCCAGGCTGTCTTTGGTCAGCTCGATCCGCGCCCAGTCAATGAAGTGAAGAACATGACCAGACGCCGGGAAGCGTGCCAGCTGTGCCTGCAACATTGCCAGACGCAGATCGTCAATCCCGCTCTGCTGTTCGACAGTGAACGCCGGATTGAACGCTGACGCCTGAGGAACAATGCCGTGCAGATGAACGCCGGTACCATCACCGAAGAGAATTTCCTGCTCTTCTGCATACTTCAGTCCGTAGCGCATTTCGGCATCAACGGTGGACTGCAACTGTGCGAAGTCATCCAGGATCTGCTTTGAGGCTTTGAACAGGTGCGCGATGGTGCTGACGCCAGTGATTTTCGGCGTGAACTCAATTTCGCTGTATGGTTTCTGCGTATTTTCAGGAACCACTTTCGCGTTATTGGTAAAGCCTGTCTGCTGCACCCAGAAGATAGCTGAGGAGGACGTACGACCAGGAGCGATCAGATCGCGGATGAACAGGCGCTGTTTCGGTGCCGTATCAATACCCGGCAGGCGTTGTGGCTCCACGACACCATCAGGCACATCCACAGAAGTCAGAGCGGCCTTAACCGGGATGCTGATGCGCTTACCGCCTTCCACGCTGGAAGCAAAAGTTTTCAGGGCTTCAGCGGAGATCACCTGGTGGCCAACGGACTCGACAACCTGTTTCGCGTTTGCCAGCGGCATCTGGGCAACATGTTGCTCCAGTTCGCCCATTGCGGCCTTCAGGGTTTTTTCAGCTTCACGCAGCGCATTGAACTCAGAAGCCATTTTATCAACGGCAGCTTTTGTTTCTTCTGACAGCCTGCCTGACTTCTGCGCCTCTTTGAGTGCGTCTTCTGCTTTCGCGTTGAATTTGCCGGTTGCCTCTTCAATGCTGGCAGTGACTTTTTTCAGAATTTCGTTTACTTCAGACATAAAGGGTCCTTATTTGACTAACGCCGCAAGAGCGCTTTCAAGTGAATTGAGGGTTTCAGGTTTGATATCTTCGGCAGCGCCCGGCGTACCGTCGTTGGTGGTGACAGCGCCAGGCATGCCACCGGATAAGGCTTTAATGAGTTTTCTGCGCTCAGAGCGCGGGGTGTTGGTTTTAGCCAGCAGCGCATCAAGTTTGCGAAGCGCGGCCGCAGGTGATTCATCGCCATCACTGACCGCATCAGCAGAAAGCAGGCTGTCTGCCAGTCCCTTCGCCACAGCGTCACTGCCACCGATATAACTCTCGGCATCCATCAGTTTCTGAACAGATGCCATATCAAGGCCGGAACGCGCCGCGTAGATGTCTGCCATAGCGTTATCGAAGGGCTCCAGAGACTGTGCCAGTTCCGCAAAGTCATGGCGGTTACCCATCGCGTAGACCCAGCAGTTGTGGATCATCAGAAATGCACCACGACCGATCTGAATATCATCCCCGGCCATCGCAATGACTGAGGCGGCACTGGCGGCAATTCCGAGCACCTTCACCGTCACACGGCCTTCGTATTCACGCAGAAGGTTGTAGATTGCCAGGCCTTCAAACATGTCACCGCCAGGGGAGTTGATATTGACCGTGACGTCGGCGCCATTCATCGCCCGTAGCGCACCGGCGATACGTTTGGCTGTTACGCCTTCACCCCAGTAGTCCTGCCCGATCACATCAAAAACAGAAATACTGTTGTCGTCAGTGGCCGCAGCTTTGATCCCGCCGTCCCAGCGGTCCAGGGCGGACGGTAATGTTTCACAGGTAACGCGCGCGCAGGGGCGACCCGCCGGTGCTACCGGAAGTTGTTTTTTGCTCATCAGGAAAGTGCTCCTAAGCGGCCTGTTTCAGCGGAGATTGTTCAAAGGAAATATCGGGGAATACGTGGTTATGCAGTTCTCTCAGGGCCAGAGCCTGAACAGCAGGATTGCTGCTTTCGAGATTTTTCAGTTGCGTCAGGTTGAGCTGAACGGTGTAAATGTCACCCCCTTCAATCGGTGGCATATTCTCAAGACGGCGCACGTCATTGCGGGACATCCACCCATTCTGGAGCGCGCTGGTATAGTAAGCAGCACGGCCCGCGCTGTCGGCGCGCAGCAGTCCTTCTACGGAGAACTCCGCGAACACCTCATCATCGCTGTCCAGGAGGCACCGTCCAATTTCCTGTTCGATGTTCACCAGCAAAGGTCGCAGGGTGTGCGTCAGGAAAAGAAGGTTCATACCCTCCAGACTCGAAGCCCAGCTGCTCTGCTTTGTCGTATGCCCAACCATATAGGGCGGAACGCGGAACCAGCGGCAGATTTCCTCAATGCTGAATGAACGGCTTTCAAGAAGTTGCGCAGCCTCCGGGTTCATTGTGACGTTCTGGTAAGTTAATTTATTTTCCAGAACCATCAGCTTTCCGGCATTTTTTGAACCGATAAATGACTGAAGGTTCTGGCGCAGTCGATCGCGCTGCTCCTTCGTCAGTGCATTTTCAGAGGACAAAAATCCGGTGCTCTGAAGGCCATTCTCGAAAATTTTTGCTGCCGCTTCATCCACCGACATAGCAGCGCCAAATACATCAACGCCCGCCATCGTTGGCATCATCCCACAAACACCATCCAGCCCGAATCCGCGAATGTGCATCATGTTTTTAACTGGAATGATGCGCTCGTTACCGTTTTCAGTGTATTTGTATTCCAGCGCCCCGGTCGTGAGACGTTTAACCACCATGTTCTGCGGCAACAAAGGCACCAGCGAAACCAGGCGGTTTGCGATGAACTTCTTCTCAATGAAGGCATTCCCGCGAAGACAAATACTGGCTACTACCATCAACATAAAGCGGGATGGCGTCATTTCTGAGTTAGGGCGACGGCACAGCACCGAATAGGCCGGGTGATCGGTCGCAGCCTTTCGAGACCCGTCAGGCTGGCGCACGTATATTTTCAGTGGGAGTGTTGAAATGGACTCACTCAACAGCCTGACACAAGCCCAGACAGCAGAGAGCTTTATCGCTTTATCAGCGGTAACAACCTTTCCGCTGCTACTGGTGCCATACCATTCACGCCAGAATTCACCTGTCGTGAGACTGATTGGTACTCCCAGCCAGTTTAACAGGGCGCTTTTTACACGCCCGGGTTGTTTATTCTTAGCCATCAGATACCCACTATGATCGGTTCGTCAAAAAATCCATCGACATCGCCCTCATCCCCAACATCCCCTTCAGATGCACCAATAGCCATAGCAGATGCCACTACGCCATCAATACGGCCGGTACTCTTTTTCTTGGCAAAGATCCGGTTTTCTTTCTGATCGGCTTCGGTTACTGCTGATGCAGCATTCCAGCGCAGGCAGGGATTGGTTTTGATGATGATGTCGCCGTCATCCAGCCGCTGTTCGAACAGCTCAATAGAGTGCGGCATCCATAACCCTGACTCCTGGGCTTTGTAGTACCCTTGCCCGTGAGGGATCAAAGGCACTGATACGCTGGCATCTTCCAGTTCAGGTTCAAGATATTTGATTCGATACTGGTCAAAGGCTATCGCCTTGATAAAAAACATCTGAGAAAGGTCAGCTATACGTTCAGCAACGAATCCGTACTTAACCGCTTTCCCTGGCGTGGTATGAATGTATCCATCCCGCTCCCACGCGTCATAAGGAACCCGATCCGTTTTAGCCCGATCAAGCAACGTGTCTTTCGGTGTCCAGAACTCCACCAGCAGTTTTCTTTTTTTCGGGAAAAACAGCGCCAGCGCGGTAAGGTCCCGGCTTCCAGAAAGGTCAAGGCCGCCATAACATTCCTCACCCTGCAATTCATGCAGGTCGAAGTCCTCTTCACATCCCATCCACACATCGCTGCTCATCCAGGGATTATCGGCGTCTACCCACTGACAGAAGTTGAGGCGGCGAACGATACTCTCTTTCGACGGCATGCCACGTGCCTGGGTGACCTGTTCCCTCAGATAACGGTCTGTGAAGGTGTGACCAAGCGAGGGGTTAGCTTTCTTCCAGCAGGTCTCGTCCTTAAACGGGTCCTCCCCTTCATCAAGCGAGCAGATGAACGAAAAGAAACTGTCATCCTCGATCGAACCTTCTGCTACCTTGCGCCCGTACTCGTGGTAGTCATAACAGACGCTGGTTTTATCGTGGCCGCTGTTGGTGATCATGAAAATCAGCGCCTGCCGACGTCCTTTCGTACCGGCGCGCATCATCTCAACGACCTGGTTGTTCTTATGCTCGTGAATCTCGTCAATCAGTGCACAATGCGGACGCGGACCTGACTGTCCATCATCAGAACTGATGGGTCTGAAGAAAGACCCCGTCTGAAGGAAAGCCAGGTTCCACTCCTTCCCGGCTCCGCCTGATTTATTAATCCGCTGCGCCAGCGCTGGTGACTGATCAACCATCGCCACCGCGTCCCTAAACAGGATCATGGCCTGGTCTTTTTTCGTGGCCGCGGCATATACCTCAGCACGTGGTTCTTTATCAGCTGTCAGGCAGTAGAGCCCTACTCCGCCAGCCAGCGGTGACTTCCCCGAACCTTTACCCGATTCGACATACACCATGCGAAAACGACGGTAGTTTTCAGAGTTTTTCCACCCAAATATCGAACCAACAATGAAACACTGCCAGGGAAGGAGGATAAAGGGATTACCTTCATGCTCGCCGCCGTTGAGCTTCAGCACTTTCGCGAAAAAGTCGATGGCGCGCTGCGCAGCTTCGGTATCCCAAAACAGCCCCCGGGCATGACATGATTCAAGGTCCTTAAGGTGTCGTTTACAGGCATTTCTTATATCCGGCCCGGCGATTTCCTTACCCGAAACTACATCCATGGCGTATCGCGTTGCGGGATCAACCGAAGAACTGGTTGAACGGGTCTTCTTCTTTTTCTCCACCATCCACTTTCACCTTCGTTCTGGCGGCCGGAGTGAGACCGAATTCAACCAGGTAGCTTTTAAATCGACGATCAGCGTCGGCAAGCATGGCAACCGCCGGGTTTGCTTTAATCAAAAAACCGCCCTCTGTCTGCACTGTGTACGTTCGCCCTTCATCGGCAATCGTCAGACGCAGTTGCAGAATGTCGGCGTAAATATCACAAAGACGTTCGAGCGCCAGCGTATCGGCAATGGTCAGAATTCCCATGCCGTCGAGTAGCACGGTTAGCTTTCCCCAGGCTACCTTTCCCCAGTCAGAGAGATGCTCGGGTGGACTCGGGATTTCTCGCGCCGGTGTGGGCTCTTTGTCGTTGAGTTTGCGTTTGCCCGGGTTGCCGGTTACCACTTTCAGGTGGGTCGGTTTCGGGCGTCGTCCTGCCATCGGAACCTCCCGGAAAAAAACTTTTCATTTCGCGGTTGTGCACAAAAAGGATGGGCGGCGGTCATTCAGGGCCTCGGTCCTGAACTTTTACCCCACCCTTCCCCTGCTCACTCACGAATGAGAAATGTTATCGTTTGAACCAGTGTGAAGAAGGATCAAGAGGAAGGCCGCTTTCATCACAGCCGATGATAGTGCCGCGCTTCTCCATCCTCTGCTTCGTTGAGTCATGATGCTGCTTGCACAGTCCCTGCCAGTTACTGCGGCTCCAGAAGAGCTTCTGGGCTTTGCTTATGGCATCCGCATCACCAGATCGAAGAGCCTCTTTCAGTTTGTGCGGAATGATGTGGTCAACAACCGTTGCTGCTGCCACCCTTCCCTGATCCCGGCACATAACACAGAGAGGATGTGCGCGAAGGAACACCAGACGCTCTCTGTCCCATTTGCTGCCATAGATACGCGGTTCTTTATTCACGCCAGCCTCCACGCCCGGCGGCGTTCTGTACGTGGCGCTGAGTCAGGGTGACGCTCAACAGGCTCACCATCAGCATGATCCACCAGCGAGTAACACGGATAGACCACTGAACCGTCCCAAGCATCACCCACAGCGTAATCGGCGGGCTTGCTGCTGTCCCATCGAGAAAGGACTCGTTCAATATGCTGAGGCGGTACGCTGTAGCACACGCCGTGTATAAGGCGCGGCAGCGTGATGAAGTCAGACCGTGTCTTGTCAGCAACAATCAGACGTTCGGCTACCTGCATCTGATACTGTGGTGGTCGGCCAGTGCCCAGGTAAAAACTCACCAGCGATTCCGGGAAGCGGTTAAGCCAGCTCGTGACTGAAGTGAAGAACAAGTCCACTGGCATCGCATCATCTTCAACAACAACTACCCGGCAGGTTTGTTCTGCTGTCCACTCAAGCGCACGCCGATGATTCCAGTTCGCACCGTGGTTACCGTCATCAATAAGCAGATGGGCATCCAGCATCGCAGCGAGACGTTGTGCATGAACTATGCGAGAAACATGGCCGACCACCACAAACTTTATGTCTTCAGCCACCAGCGAATCTCCAATAAAAAAGCCGCACGATGGCGGCTACTGTCTGAATATCAGGGTGTTGCTTCGTTTTAACCCTGGTTAAGGTAAGCATTCAGCCCGTCAGTGGTTGGACACTGGCGCACTCTGTCGCGGGGGGATGGCTGATTACCTCCGAAAAGGAAAATACCCATGGGTTCCATGTCAGAACTGGAAAAAGCAGTTGCAGATTTACAACGTGAATTAAAGATTGAAAAAGCCACCAATAAACTGGTTTTTTCTTTGATTATTGAAGCTGTTAACAAGCTGTCACCAAAACAGAATGTTGGGGACGTTCTGATGGATGTACTGAAGGAGGTTACACCGCCTGAAATTTCATCTGCCCCAGATGCTCACGAAGCGATTAAGAGAGTTGAGAAAATAATTCAGAAGAAGCAATCGCGTTCGTAACTTCCTGAATTAAATCGTCGGCGGCTCGGTGCTGAGCCGCATTCACAATCTGATCGATTACAGTTTTCGCGTGAGTTTCAGCGCGCTGCTTGTAACCTTCAAGAGTAAAGTCTGCTGTAATGTCTTCACGATAAGGTACAGTCAGCATTGTTTTCTTATTGATATGTACTTTGACGTCTCCGCCAATAGCCTCAACCGTTTTACAGTCCAGTGCCTCTGCTGAAGAGTAACCATTAATTTTTAAGCTAAACGATTTTTGAGTCGGGAACTCAACCTCATACGAAATCATAAGAACTCCTGTTATTTATGGCGCCACCAGGCATTTTCTTTGCCGATGCCATCAGTTTTGAAAACGGTATGTACCAGAGGGCCGGTGACCAGCCTGTCAGCGAATGACTGCGCAACAATGCCGAACGCCATCATGTCACCCACCGCGGCACCAGCCTGTTCTTTCTTCCAGAACCGATAGCTCTCGATCCGGTAGTAAAGACGGATGATGCCGTGAGCGAACGCCATTACATCAGCGCGAGTACCACCCAGCAGCCCAGCGTTAAGCATCACATCGTTGCGGTGTTCTTCAATAAACTCCTGATAGATGCGCTCCGGATGATTCTGCTTTGCCCAGGTATCGGCGTAGGTCTTTGGTTCTGAACCGACATACACCTTTCCGGCTTCCATTTCTTCCCACGGCGCGCGAAGCATTTCGACATCGGTACCATCGGTACACCAGACGAACCGGTATTCAGGGTGTTCTCGCAGGTGCTGCCAGATGTGCAGCCAGCGACGGAAGTAGACATTCATCTTCACGTCAGGTACGAGATACAGCTCAACATCGGCCGGGGCCGTCAGTAATTCATCCACCAGCGCTATACGCCCACACTGGCGAAGCGAGGCCGCCCATTTGCTCAGCATGTCAGGCGAGGCCGCCATTTTCGTGCCGCGCTGCGGGTCAGGCTGACTGGTGAGCAGCGTTGTGATAACTACATCGCGCTGCTGACGGTATTCAACGTAACCAGTAAACCCGGAATCACGCCGTTCGTTGTGGATCTTCACGTTACGTTCCACCAGCGCCTGTCGGTCGGGACGCGGTACCGAACGCTCTACGGCTTCATGCTCATCGAGAGAATGGATCAGTTTTTCTGAACCTACCACATCACTGTAAGCCCACGTCGTCAAGCCAGCATTATGGATGCGCAGGGCGAGGTCACTGTGTTCGTACATGCCGCGACCGTAAACCGGATCGAATCCGCCCACCTTCTCTATGGCGCTGCGGTGGTAATACAGCATCACGCCGCGCTGCCCGGTATACGCCACATGCTGATCGTCACGGTAAAGCACCGAAAGGTCATTGAGCTTATTCTGGCCAGCAAGATCGAGGAACTGGTAAGCCAGGTGCGGCTCTGGTGATTCGATGTAAGGCAAGTGCCAGTTATCAGCAATGGGAAAAGCATCATCGTCCCAAAGAAAAAGATGCTCACACCCGGCGTCCATCAGCGCGGTTAAACTGGCGTTCTTCGATGCAACAATGCCGAGTGATGTTTCATGGCGAAGCAGCTGCACGCCGTTAGGCACTACTGCGGCAGGTTTCGAACCATCATCTACAACCACCACCAGCGCGCCGGCTGGCAGGTGCCTCAGATGCTGTTCGAGTGAACGTTTTAAAACGTCTGCGCGCTGATGTGTCGAAATGGCAATGCCGATCCGGGATGAAACGACGCTGGCGGGAGCGTATGGGACACCATCAATAGTGACCTGCATAAAACCTCCCGTCAGAATCCACGTCGTGACCATTCCCAGACTGTGCCGCCGGGCTTAAGATTCTTTTTCAGTTCCGCTGACACAACATCAGAAATCGCTTTTTCCATCTCTGGAGATAGCTTCACGCTGGTCTTAATTTCGGGACCGATGCCAACATTTATGGCATAACCTTTTCGCGGGTCCGTTTCAGTACGGCTCAGCTGAACCTTCGGGATGACGGCATTCTTGATAAACACCTGTCCGTCCTTCATGACAAATGGAGATGATTCTGCCATCGCCTTTTCGTCGGCTTTCTGCTTCCTTTTCCGCTTGATGTATTCCGCAGCATCACGTATTTCGTCTGGAGTATATCCCCCCTCAACAGCAACCCAGCGATCAGCCAGGAATACTACCGCTGTTTTATCGGCGGAAACCCCTCCAAACTCTTCACTAAATCTTTGCTTGGCTTCATCAAGAGCATTAGCAATCAGCTCCTGTCTCTTCATGTAGCTACTAATTTTGTAACGTGGAAGGGTGTAAACAGCCGACAGCTCACCTAATGCATCATCAGGCGTTTTGGTAGGTTCTCCGATCTTCCCCATTCGCCAGGCCACAGAACCATCAGCCCGATGAGCAACGATTTCGCCATTGCCGAAACTGACGTGGCCACATTTCGGTTTGCGCTTATCTTTAACGCGTAGATGTTCAGGGAAGAAAGAAGCATCACCCCATACTGTATGGCGCCGTCCTTTCAAATTGTAATGTGCGCTACCTGCCGGACTTTTCAAAATGAGGCCATCATCGGTCATGATGACTCGCATGCCGAGCATCGCTTGCTGTAGCGATAAATATTTCATGTGGTAGTTCCTTTTAGACGTGAGCCTGTCGCACGGCAAAGCCGCCGAAAGTTAACGGTTTGCCCAGGCTCACAGCTGAAAGACTTTCTTTGGTGTGCGCGTGCGATGCGCTTGTAGATCAAACAATAAGTTAATAGATTTGATTAGCGCCTGATTTGAGGGCTATTCTCGGATGGTTTTGTCTAATGGGTATCAACACATAAAATGGAGATTTTATGAGCATTCAAGTGCTTAGATATTTAGTCCAAAATAAAGAAGAACTTATTCGAGAGTCTGCAAATGAGAATAAACTAAATGAAGACAATGTTTGGGGTGTTGCCCAAAAAATTGTTGGTCAAGGCAATCTTGACAACCTTTCAGAAAAGCAAATGTATCTCTATGAAAATGCTTTACTCCCCCTTATAGAAAACGTGCCTTGCCAGGGTTGGTTTGACGAATTTGATGGAGAGAATGGTACTTACTTCGATTGCCCAAGTACGATTGAAAACGAAAGACTGCTTCAATGCTATGAACTCGATAGCATGCTATGCGAAAGCTGCGAAGAAGAAGAAGGGTTCCGCGCTGCAAGAAAAGCAGCCTTCATGAGAGATTAATCTTTCGTTGCGTGGCAGTTAGCCTGCCACGCTTTGTTATGAGCCAGGATGTCTTTCTTTGTCTGGCTGTCCAGTACATCCCAGTCGTGATCCGTACCATAGATGGGTTTAACCCAGTCGCATGCCGTGTCCACTACCTCAACCCTTACGGGTCCAGTTGTCCCGCAGCTCGCGATCAACATCGTCGCCAGGCATATGGTTAACAGTCTGCTGTACATTGCTGGCCTCTTTCGTTGCTTCTACCCGGCGTTCGGCTGCTGTGACCGTTGCCGCTGCGTTATCTTCGGTGCGCTGCTGCTCGGCTTTCGCTTCCGCTTTGCTGGTGCCGCGAATATGGCCCAGGCCAAAAGCGCCTGCAATAGCGGAAATAACCAACGCGGCCAGCCCGATTATCGTTTCGATCCCCACATTCACCTCACACCAGAACGGATTTCGCCAGGTTAAATAGTGCGCGGCGTTTATCGAGCCCGTTACGGCCGCCATTGATAAGCAGCGTGACGCGCTCCACATCGCCTGAATGGAGCAGGCATCCGTGCGAGACGTAGAACCATGCGGCTGAGCGCGCGGCGTATTCATCCTTTTCAAGCAGCTCCGGATGAGTAACAAGGTCCAGTTTCAACGCCTGGCCACAACTGCGATAGTTGCTCAGGCCGGTAACCTGTTTCAGCCCACGACCGCGATATTTCCAGCCATCACCGGCAACCTGGTTGCCCAGGTGTTCTTTTCCCCACTCCCCACCGTATACCAGATTGGCTATCGCTTTCTGGTTTGCCGGTTGCGTTGCAGTTCTGCCAAGTGCGGCGGCCTGCTGTTGCGTGATGCGGTGGCTGCCGAACGTAGGTACCAGGTTTTCTGCCGCGTAATTCAGGTTCTCCACCAGCCGGGTAAATCTGGTGCTTTCATGCCCCATCTGGGCAATGAACATGGCCTGATCAAGCGGTGCGGTAATGCCGTATTCCTTCATAGCGGCGTCGATATGCGGAAACCAGCGCGCAGCTAACCCGGCGCTGATACCAGCCGCCCTCTGAAATTGTGATTGGTTCATTAGTGCCTCAGATGATCAACCAGACGTGCAACGTTGCCTTTGACGGCTACCAGCACGGAAAGGAATATGATGTTTGCCGCAATTGTGGCCCATGATGAATGCGGGTAAATCCCACAAAGGTACGCCAGCGGCACAGCGCTATACGTGACGGTAATCAGCCAGGCCAAACGCGAAATCCATGGCCGATGCCGCGACTCACCACGGCGATAAAACATCAGGGTAATCACAACTCCGGCGCAGAGTAGCGCGTTGATCGTTGCTGATGGGTCATTTAGTACCACCTGAACCTCCCCGGCGCGTTATCAGCGCCACCAGCGAGCCGATATCCTGCTTATTCAGGAACGTAAGGATTTGAACGGCCAGCGCAGAGACAATCACGGCACCGATGGCATCCAGCGGTTTATCGCTATATTCCGTCCATGATGCGAGCTTAGATCCAACCAGACCAGAGCCAAGAATGCCGACAATATAGGACACGACGAAGTAAGCCAGCCGACGCAACACACTCAGGTCAGCCGCTGTCGCTATGTAGAATACGGCGCCTGCGAATGCACCAAAAACAACACCGTAATCAGTTCCGGTTAGAAGCCCGTAAACACTGGCCCCGGTCAAAGCAATACCGGCTAACCCAGAGCCGGAAATCGGATCGGACATCGGTCCCCCTCAATGCTGTGAATCCTCTCAAAATGAGGGGAAAGAAAACCGCTATGCGGCATAATTTGTCACTCTGTCAAAGGCCATCAGAAATGACCTTTTGCACAGTGTTATTTACTGGATTTAATCAGGGGCCAGAGTAAAGCAATTACCCCGGCTACCAGCACGCCATCAGCAAGGATGGACATCATTTTGCTGGTGAAGTCGATGGCAACCACCAGGAACATCAATACCCCGGCGGCTACCCAGCGCAATTTCCCGATCACAGGTACTGGTCCAGTGGAAGTTGCAGCGCCTGAGCAATTTTCTTGAGCTGCTTCTCTTCTTCTTCCCCGATGCCGTCGTTGTCAGCGACATCAAGGCACAGGCAAAGAACATCAACAGCATCGTTTGTACCGGCAACGTCAGCCAGTTCGCGCAGCGCCTGAGCATTAGCAGAGCGCGGCGAAGCTTCATAGCGAGCACGGATATTGCTACTCATCTGTGCGATCTCACCAGCGAACGGTGCGAAAGCAGGCAATGCTGAAATGGTTTTTTCCAGAGTGGCGATTTCTTTCGCGTCGCATGTGCCGTCGGCATACGCAATGGAGTAAGCACCCCATACCGTAGCTTCAACCGCGTCGCGGTTTTCCATTTTCTTAACTTCGACAACAGCTTTACGTGCTTTCTTTTTGAAGATACCGAACATAGTGACTTTCCTTTTAGCGGGTGAGCCAGCGCTCAGGAATGATCAGCCCACAGAGATAGTCACACCGACCGTTCCCTATGGCTCACCCCTGAAAGGCTCTGTGGTTGAATTGCGCCGAGCGTGGCGCGAAGAATTTCGGACATAAAAAAACCCGCACTGAGGCGGGTTTGGTGTCGTGTAGGCGTAATATCCCACGATGGAAAGCATACAGGACAGTTTTATGCAAAGTCAACACTAACGTGCAAAAAAGTGTCGCCATTTGCTCCGATCATATTAATAAGTTGTTGCCTTCTCAAATTCTACTGCCGCGTGACGCTCCCACTGGCGCAGCGTGTCCACCAGCATTTCATAAAAGGGTTTCCAGTTGCGTGACCATGAGGACTGATGGAGGTCCGGGAGACGCTTCAGAATGGCACGGTGTACCGTCGCCGAGGAGATAGCAGAGAAGCCATTACCAGAGCAACGTTCACACGTTTTGAAAACCGGTGCGCCACGTTCTTTGGTCGCTTTGCGATCCAGCACTTCACCTTTACCGCCGCATCTGCACCGCGCAAGGAATACCTTTTTCCCTCCGCAGGTTTCGCAAACCCTTTTCACCAGCTCATTTTTAATCTTCGGGGCCACCACTTCGGCACCGTCATCGTCGAAGATACCAGGATGTTTAACCACATCCTCATTCCCGGAGATAAAACCGGTACCGCTGCAACTGTGACATGTCACGCTGGTAGCCGCCGAACGGGAGTAATCAGCAAAGGCAAACTGCGCCAGCGTCAACATGCAGGCTCCGAGCTTGTCGCCAGCGGCTTTGCGGACATTTTTAGGAGCGTTTTTGATAGCAACCTGCGCCAGCGCCTGAACTGCGAGCTGTTCATCTGTTTTGCTGATGCCGGACTTGCCGAAGAAAGCAGCCAGGCCGAAGCGTGCACGGCTGCTGGTGGTGCCAATCGCCGCCATTACATCTGTTCCTGTAAGGCGGTCCGGAGAAGTTCCCTTCACGTCATCGCTGATATGCATTCCCTGAGGACTAAAATGTTTGAGCGATGCTTCCAGTTTCATAAGGTTGCCCTCGTTGCTTTGATGTTTTTAATAGTCTGCATTGCTGGAATGCCTTTCTTTTGAGTAACGTCTGGTCTGAGCTTTCTGCTGTGGCGCCGAACGCTGCTTTGCTAACTCCTGGTCAATTGGCAGGAAGTGCCCGTTATAGAATCGACGGTAGATCGTACCCAATTCACCGTTGCGCTGTTTGGTCACGTTAATTTCCGCGATCCCCTTCGCTGGCGACTCAGGGTTATAAACTTCATCTCGGTATAGCATCATGATCAGATCAGCATCAGCCTCAATCTCACCCGAGTTTTTGAGGTCTGAGTTCATCGGTCGTTTGTTGGGTCTCGACTCAACGCCACGAGAAAGCTGGCTCAGGGCAAGGACCGGAGTTTTATTGGATTTAGCCAGACGCTTGAGTCCTTTTGACACCTCACCGACGGCAAGGTCATATCGTGCAGTGCTTTCAATTTTGATGAGTGCCAGGTAATCCACGACCACCAGCGCTATTTCCGGATGCGCCAGCTGTAGGCGGGTAGCTATCTGTTGAATCTGATCTACTGTCAGATCGGTGGAATCAACCATCCAGATGCTACGACCAGTCAGCCGTTCTACACCGTTTGTCAGCCTGGCCCAGTCCTCATCATCAAAATCAGCAGCCTTTTTCAGGCGTGAAACCGACATGCCGCCGGCAGCAGATACCATTCGCTCTCCGATCTGGATATTAGGCATTTCCATGCTGAAGAACAGCACACCACGGCCCTGCTCAGAAACCTTGTCGATGATATCCAGCGCCAATTCAGTTTTACCCATCGACGGCCGCGCAGCGATAAACACCAAGTCTGTTGGTTCAATGCCGCCAGTCTTTGCGTCCAGCTCTTCGATACCTGTCATGAGGCTTCTGGCTTCTTCAAGCCCACGGTTGCGCGCATCTACCCGATCCACCACAGCAGGAAGAATGTCGTCGATATGAACTGGCTGAACGGTCTTTTCTTCGAGAGTAATTGCTGCAATGCTGTTCTGTGCGGCCCTGAATGCCGATAAAGCCGCATCACTATTGTGAGCATTCCGGAGATCGGCCAGCGCCCTTTCAATGACAGCTTCGGCATCGCGAACAGCTGCATTACGCTCCAGCGTGGAAACGTAGGACACAAGCGCCGACTTCGCCCATGCGATACGGCTCGATTCCATAATGATTGCGCTGTGCTTTGGCATGTTTTCGCAGAGCAGTACAGGGTCAATAACGCCAGCTCCACGCGCCTGACGGCAGATCCCAGTATATATTTCCCGATACTGCGGTACCGAGAAAGCGGTGGCTGGCACCCTGGAAAGAATATCCAGTACCTCAGGGTCGGCACCACGCAGAAAAATTGCGCCGATCACCGCACCTTCCAGATCTTCATTTTTCCAGACAGGAGTCATGCTACAACTCCTGACGCGATGGCACGGAAACTTCCCCAGCCAAATGCCAGACGGTTGCGGCCACCATCGGTAACCCGATCCACAATTCTCTCGCCAATCGTTTCTTTCAACTGGTCGAATGTAAGATTGCTGATCAGGATTGTTGGCAAAATGCTTTCGTACCTGGCATTGATAATTTCCTGAAGGATGGTCATTTCAGTCGGACTGCCGAACTGAACGCCCACCTCGTCGATAATTAGCAGATCCAATGAAGCGAAACGTTCAATGACATCTTCCTCGGTCATTTCAGCATTGTGGCGCCACGTGCTTTTCACTGCTCGGGTGAGGCGCATAACGTCGGTGATTTCCACTTTAGCGAGATGTCCACGGATAATGCTCTTCGCCATGGCCACTGCCAGATGGTTTTTACCGGTCCCGCAGTTTCCGGTCATGACGAGCCCAGTTCCAGCTTTCAGGCGATCAGGCCAACTGGCGGTGTAGCGCTGACAGACTGCCAGATTTTTGGCGGCATCCGGGTTGACAGCCTGGTAGTTATCGAATTCACATGCTTCGAATCGTCTTGCGATCCCGGCATTGTCCATCAGGTCGACTACTCGTAATGCACGCAGACTGGATTCAATGTCAGCAAGTTCCGCTTTCACACACTCCGGGCACTGGGAGTATTTAACGTTTTCAACTCCACGATATGCTTTTCCAGTGAGGGAAATGCGCTGATAGTTGCCATGTTTTTCACAGTCGGCGGCGTGGACGTCGCCTGACTCCCAGCTCCCCCACTGCCACGGTTTTTTATGTTCAACAGCAAACGCCAGTTCTTCACGAAGCCCTTCGCGCTTTGCCACCAGAGCTTCCCTTTCTTCGCGTTGTTTAATACTCAGCATTGTGATTTCTCCTGCTTACCAGTTGCAGTCTGATTGGCCATAGTCTTGTTCACTAAACCCCGAAACCGGCAGCCCACCAGGTCTACCGCTTACCGCACCAGATGGCGCCTGCCATGGCTCTTCGAAATGCCGATCGGGTCCAAAGAACGTCGCCGCCTGTTTCACGTACTGCGTTCCGGCGCTACCTGTAGCACGGACATAACCTGCATAACGGTTTACACCAGCCAGCATTGCCTCAGTGTTAACACCGTCTTTGATTCGAGCTTTCCAGGCTTTCCAGGCGGCAGCTTTAGAATTACCGCCAGCACGTTTAGGGTATGCCTGCCATGCCTTCTCGAACTCGTTGGAATAGTTCTCTTTGTAAGAGCGATTTTCAGAATGGTTATCAGATGAACCGTTATATTTAGGTTCTATGACTGATTCATTGACTGGTTCAAAAGAGTGACTGATTCTGGGTGCAGCTCCTGCACTACCCCCTAGTGAATCTCCTGCACTACGGGGTGAATCTGCTGCACCAGGTAGTGAACGATTTGCACTACCCCCTAGTGAATCTCCTGCACTACTGAAATCAAGCCGATATACATTACTTGAGTTACCTTTTGGACCTGGGCGAAGTTCTTTTTTTACCAGGCCGCATTCACATAAAGCATCAATGTGAATCATCACAGATCGCTTACTGATTTCGCACTGATCGGCGATATGTTGATAGCTTGGCCAGCACTCGCCATGGTCACTAGCGTTATCTGCAAGCTTCAGTAGCACGAGCTTACGCAGTGGATTTCCCACCTTGACCTTCATTGCTTTAACCATCAGTTCCATGCTCATGCGACACCCGCCAACTCATTTTCGTTACTGAATTCAGCCACCAGTAAAGGTTCGCTGACGCAATAATGCCGTGACATGTCACACCTCATTGCCCGGGTGCGGGAAAAGAGTCGGCAAATCAGGACGCAGTTCATGAGGCTTAACAACTCCATTAACTGCGTTTGAGACTGCCACTGCATGGACAGGAGAAACTTTCTTGAGCCCCCTGACCCACTTCCAGACCGCTCCTTGCGTAACGCCAACCTTTTTAGCAAGCGAACTTTGCCCACCAGCAACGTACACGGCTTTCGCCATTGGGGATTCAAAAACCTCATCAGTCATAACAAAGCCCTTAGTATTAATATTAAAGATATAAAATAATACCAAAGGAATAATTAATCAAGTATTATCCTCTTGCCATGGTTAATCCTGTGGTATTAAATATGCACAGAAATCGGAGATACTTAGATGAACACACTTGCAGAAAGACTAAGGCTGGCGATGGCTCATGCCGGGGCTACTCAAAGTCAATTAGCGCATAGGGTTGGGGTAAGCCAGGGGGCCATACAAAAACTAACCTCAGGAAAAGCTCAGTCCAGCGGAAAAATCGTGGATATAGCCAAAGCGTTGGATGTAGATCCAATATGGTTAAGCACTGGTGAAGGCACCATGGGGCCCGCAAAAACTCCAGAACAAAGGATGTTTGGTATAGATCCATGGGATAAGCAAACGCCGCTTGAGGATGATGAGGTAGAGGTGCCTTACTTGAAGGATATCGAGTTCGCATGTGGAGATGGCAGCGCTCTTAATGATGATTACAATGGCAAAAAACTTAGGTTTTCCAAAGCAACATTGCGAAAGGTGGGAGCTAATAGTGATGGTGATGGCGTTCTATGCTTTGCTGCACACGGGAATAGCATGGAGCCAGTGATCGCTGATGGCTCAACTGTTGCCATAAACTGCCATGACAAGCGTATCGTGGATGGTAAAATTTACGGCATCAACCAAGGTGGATGGAAAAGGTTAAAAATCCTCTACAGATCTGGGCCAGATAAGGTAACAATCAGAAGCTACAACTCTGATGAATACCCTGACGAAGAAGTAGACATGGATAGTCTTGAGGTTTTAGGAAGGCTGTTTTGGGTATCAACAATCTTCTGATCCGCTACCAAAAAAGCACCAAGCCGACCATAGTGTCGGCTTTTTTATTACTAAAATAATCTTCAATAACAAATACATAAGAAAACTATTATTCTTTTTGTATTAATACCATTGACCTTCAATTAATACTTAAGTATTCTCAATTCATCGGCAAACAACGGAGCCAATGAGATGAAAATAACCTCCAAACCAAACCCACCGAGCCAGGCATTTGATATCCACGCCAAGCTTAAAGAAGCAAATTCACACTGGAGTTATTTACGAGCTGCACAGCCTCATCAGAATGATTTTGATTACGAATTTAACACCACTTTTATTGATGGTTTGGAATTCGCTATCTACGAACGTGTAGATAATTATTTTGTTCTGGTTGATTTCTTCAAGTCATATGAAGAAGCATGTGATGATGCAAAAAAAATCATAGATGACCATCCTGATATTAAAAAAATGTTTTATGTTAGCTAACTAACCAATTAATTAACCAACTAAATTAATCACAATTAACACCTTTTAGGGTGGGGAAAAACTCACCCTGAGGAAATGAAAATGCAAAATTCCGTCGCAATTAATCAGCCAGTTAAAACGCCTCAAATGCTGTTCGGATCTGACAACATTAATGACTTTGGCAACCGCGTACAAAGCTGCCGGATGGAAGGTGATTCAATGCAGCCGACCATCGAACCATGTGAGGTTGTGGCTTTCGTTGATTGCGGTGGGCGTGCGCTTACCTCTGGAATTTATGTTTACACAATGGATGCTTTTGGTCGCCCATGTCTTTTCATTAAGAGAATTGAGCCATTAGCTGATGGCTCATTAAAAATCATCTCTGATAACCATCAATACGAAACTTTCATCCTTAATACCGATGAACAGAAAGAAATCAAAATTCACGGTCGGGTGGTGGCTTCTTTGGCTGTGAGGCGCTTCGTATGACTTTCATCATTGATAAATCGGCATATAGAACAGCATGCCTTTATGCGGCCTGCGGTTACGAGGTAATCGCTCGTCTTTATCTTAAAAAAGCATATGGTCGTTAATTATGGGTGTTTTAAAAAGACAGGATATTCAGGAAGTGAATATCAAAGCGGAGAAGTTGTCAGGCTTGACGCAAACATTATTTGAATGTCACGAGAAGTTAGACAGATTTCAACTTAAAACAATATGCGCTCTGGTTTATGACCTCGCCGCTGAGATTCATGGATGGACCGAAAAAGAAGAGGAAATAGTTATGGGTTTGGAGGAGGAAAAGCGCAATGAATAAATTAATCGAGACATATCGACGCCGAATTTTAAAAGCAGCGTTATTACGCCACAAGCGTAAAACAGGCAGTAACTGCCTTGTTATTAAGCTCAATAAAGGCGGCATTAACACGGTCGAGTTAACAGAGATTCTTCTCGATGGATTATTGAGAAAATTCGAAAGGCTTGCGATCAGCGAGTACGGGAATGTCGAAGGCGTAAAAGCTATCAAGGGAATTTACAGCAGCGCTGTTGATGTTAATGGCAGCGGTGAATTCCTTACGGATAGCGGGAAGGAGTTAATCGACGAGCTCATTTCTGAGCTGGTTGAGTTCGTCAAAAAACAAAAAGTGGAGGCTCCGAAAACGGAGGGTCATGAAATGGGGGGGATCTGATGGCACTTACAGCGATACGAATTCCTGAGTGGGTTCACCTCAAAGCGGTACACGTTTTAAGCCAGTTCAGGGCAAGGCGCATTCACCCCTGCCGAATGCACGGCTCCGGGAATTTGAGCCTCAAAGTTAACCATCGCTGGCGGCTACTCTCCCGCGATGGCGGCAAGAACTGGGAAGTAATGAGTCACGAACGATACAGCAAAATTAAGGACCGGAAATGAAAGATAAACGCACCGTAAGCATGATTGACCTGGCATTACAGAAACACGATACGCCAGTTGGCCCACTGTTCGTAGCAGTACGTCACGGTCGTATCAAAAAATGCTTCACGCGAGATACGGCGATCCGCTATCTGGCGTTCTTTATGACTTCAGAAGCATTCTATCGCTCAGGTTTCGAGCAGCGTAACCCGGATGTGCAGTCTGTACACCCACTCAATCCAGAGCTGAATTGTTTGGAGCGTGGCGGCGTAACCATTGAGTATTCCATGGCCCACCAGCGTTGTGTTCGCCGTCTGCGTCGCATCCTGGCGCGCAAGCGAGAAATGGAGAAATGGTGTGAGAAATGGGACGCGATGCATGATCGCTTCGTTAAAGAAGTAGATGCATTGCAAGCCATCAAACCAGAAGGAGTGCATTAATGGTTGATTCAAGCTTTACCCCAGAGCCTACATCATCCGGCATCCGTTTTGGTAACCGAGTTATTGGTTATTCAGTTGCGGTTCGCCAGCTCGACAACGGTAATTATGACAAACGAATTCCGGATGGACTTGAACTGTTGGCTTGCATTATGGAAGGGATTGAAAGCGGCTGGTTTAACCCGGGCATCGAGAAAGAAATCATTCTTTGGCGCTGGATGCTGGTTGCCGTCTTTATTACGGAAGAGCAGGAAAAGAACGGGACCTGTGAGGTGGCCAACGATTCAGGAGGTTTCGACAAAGCAGTTATCTACTCCGGCCAGCACGGTTCAATCAGTATTTATCCTGCGCCAGAGCGATTCGCACTTGCTAATCATGTGGAAGGTATTGCCATTGAGAAATACGGCCAGGAGCTTGGTCAGCAGATGGCGCTGCGCATGTACAAGGGCATGTTAGCGGAAGACGAAGTGCAGGGGCTTCAGCTGTCACACTTTGGCCGGGAGGGTTTTAATTTGCTGCACGACAGTTTCATCGAACAGATTCAGAAAGAAGGCATGCCTGACATGCCAGTTATGCACTGAGGTGATTATGAGCGACGTTGTTCTTCTGGTACCGAATGACTGGGTTAGCGAAAAGGTTCTGATTGCGGTTACCGGGCTCAAGCCCGGAACCATCCTCCGGGCCAGAAAAGAATGCTGGCTGGTTGGGCGGGAATATGTGCATGTTTCACCTGACGGGAATCCGAAACCTTCCAGCGAGTGCATGTATAACCGTAAAGCGGTCGATGCGTGGGTGGCCTCAATGAAAAACAAACAGCCTGGGTGATCTGAGGCCATGAAAAAGGTAATCTCATATCGCTCTTGGGCGTCTGGAGGAATCAATGGATAAAGTTACATATCCAACAGGCGTCGAAAACCACGGTGGCACATTGCGCATCTGGTTTAATTTCAAAGGTAAGCGTGTCAGGGAGAGCCTCGGTGTCCCTGACACCGCTAAGAACAGGAAGATCGCCGGGGAACTGCGGACATCGGTATGCTTTGCCATCAGAACAGGCACATTTGAGTACGCGGCACAGTTTCCGGACTCCCCTAACCTCAAGACTTTTGGGGTGGGTAAGAAAGAAATTACAGTGTCAGAGCTTGCCGAAAAGTGGCTGGATCTGAAGAGAATGGAAATCTGCGCGAACGCACTCAACCGTTATGAGTCAGTCGCAAGGAATATGGTGCCAAGGATCGTGGGTAATCGGCTGGTGTCGGCGGTGACTAAAGAGGAATTACTGTATATCAGGAAAGATTTACTGACAGGTCACCAGATGCCAATGAAGGGGAAGGTCCCGGCAAAGGGACGAAGTGTTGTCACCGTAAATTATTACATGACAACGATTGCCGGAATGTTTCAGTTTGCCGCAGATCACGGTTACTTAGAGGCGAACCCATTCGACGGGATCAAGCCTCTTAAAAAAGCCAGGGCAGAGCCAGATCCGCTAACTCGTGACGAATTCATTCGCCTGATTGATGCATGCCGGCATCAGCAGACGAAAAACCTGTGGTCACTAGCAGTATACACAGGGGTCCGTCATGGGGAGCTGACCTCCCTGGCCTGGGAGGATATCGATCTTGAAGCTGGAACAATAACAATCAGGCGTAATTATACAAAACTGGGTGAATTCACTCTACCGAAAACTGAGGCCAGTACCAACAGAGTGATACACCTCATTCAGCCTGCGATCAGCGTCCTGAGGAATCAGGCGGAAATGACCAGGCTTGGAAAAAAGCATCAGATCGATGTTCAGCTGCGCGAATACGGCAGAACTGAGAGCCACGAGTGTACATTTGTTTTCAACCCTCAACTGGTCAGAAGATGTCAGCAGGTGGGGATCATCTACAAAGTCGACTCGATAGGTGATTTATGGGACGCAGCGATGAAGCGAGCAGGGATAAGGCACAGGAAAGCATATCAGTCGCGTCACACATATGCATGCTGGTCACTATCAGCTGGCGCTAACCCCAGCTTCATTGCCAGTCAGATGGGCCATGCGAGCGCCCAGATGGTCTTCAACGTATACGGTGCGTGGATGGCAGACAGCAGTAGTGAGCAGATCGCAATGCTGAATCAGAGGCTCGCGGATTTTGCCCCACCGATGCCCCAAAGCATACCTAGCGGCACCAGAGCATTATTGAAATCAGTAAGTTAG